ACCTGATGCACCGATAGCCAAGTTGTTTTGAGCTGACCAGTACTCAGTACCTGCAGCTGCAGAATCGATCAACATATCTAAGATTTCGAGGTCGATTTCTAATGAAATGTACTCGCTCATGATAGAAGTCAATTCAGCTTCAGCGTCCAATGAGTGGTAAGCGTTCAAGTCTTGGGCGAACTCAGGAGTCCAAACAGCTTTCAACTTACGAGTCTTAGCAACGATTGCTTCAGACTGCATTTGAACGTTGATTTCAGGAATAGCGATAGTACCGTTGTTACCGTTCAAGTTAGTGTTTCCATTTTCGAAATCACCTCTGTTTGCATCAGTAGGAGCTAATGAGTAGCTTACTGAACCTGTGAACCCACCAGCAGCAGTAAATGTAGCTGATGAAGTAGCAGCGATGAATTCGATGTTTCCACCATTGATTTTAGTGAATGCAGAAACTTGGATAGGACCTGTAGAACCAGAGTAAAGTTGGAAACTTCTTACTGCTAAAGGATCAAAGGTTGAAGCTAAAGAAGAAGTTGGGATAGAAATTGTAACATATCCGTTTCCAGTACTTCCGGTGTAATCAGAATCTGCGTTCAAATCAGTGTAGTAGTCAGCTGCACCTGAAACTGCAATACCTGCAGACATAGTTTCGTTAATTGAGTAACCGAAACGACCAGCACCATAAGCACCACCTGTGTTAGTGTTACCGAAGTTATCAATCGGAGTACCGTACATTGAATCAGTAGCAGTGAAAGGATCTTTAGTAGTACCGTATTGGAAGTCCAAGTAGAACACGAGGCCAGAAGGCAAGTTCATAGGCTGAACCGAAACGAATTCTTTCGCTGCGATTTGACCGAATACTTTTCTTACCAAAGGTAAAGCTACACCAGCCCATTGAGCACCTGTACCAGGGCTAAATGAACCAGCAAGAGCACCACCACCAGTGTTTGATTCTTCCATAACCAATTGCTTGGCTTGGTTTTCAAGGATCATAGACATGTTGTTTTTGTCAGTCTCGTTAAGACCTTCCAACAAACCTGTCTTGTCCCATTTGTTGGCTAATCTAGCAGCATCGCTTTGCAATGACTTGTAAGGATTAGCACTTTCCAAAAGAGATTGTAATTGTGACATTGTTTTTTTTCTTTTTTAAAATTTAAATAATTCCAGCTAATTTTTTAAATCTTTCAACCATTTCATTTGATTCAACAATAGGTTGTTTAGCTGTTTTTGGAGCAGTTGTAGCTGCAGAAGCACTACCTCTTAATCCTTCTTTAACTACTGCTTTAGTAGCTCTGAAGTTTTCTGAAATAGTTTCGAAAACAATTTTCACTTCTTTAACTGTTTCTGCTTTATCAAAAGCACCTAAAACTTTAGCCTTTTGTGACTCGTTCATGTTTTTAGATTTAAAAATCTTGTTTGCGTAAAGTAACTTAGCATTTAATAAGTTGATTTCATTAAGTTCTGATCTTAAAGTTTCAATGGTTTTCATTGCTTCTTCTAATTCAGCTTTAACTTCATCTACTTCTTCTTTGCCTTCATCAACATCTTCACCTTCAGCCATATCGACAGCAGTCATTTCATCATCTTCTACTTCGATTTCACCTTCAGCGTCAACGTCAACGTCTACATCGTCTTCGAATCCTTCGCCTGGTTCCAACTCGCCAGCTGCAACCATGTCTTCGATTACGTCTTCGATAAATTTCTTGAGGTCTTCTTCAGACATGTCTTCAAGGTCGATTTCTTCGTCTTCACCTTCTTCACCTTCAACTTCTTCCTCATCGGTTTCAGTTTCGGTTTCTTCAGCTTCAACTTCTTCTTCCTCGTTAACTGCTTCAGTTTCCTCAGAAACTTCATCTTTTTCTAGCTCGGCTAAAATTTCATCTAAATCCATTTCTTCATCCATATCTTCAGCTTCGCCCATTGCGTCCTCAGCTTTTTCAATAGATTTTTCCACTTCACTTTCTTCAGAAATTTCAACTTCTGCTACTTCGTCTTTTGCCTCATCGATCTCGTCGTATCCTTCTTCCATTTCTTCCTTTTCCATTTCTTCTAATTTAGAAGCAAACATGGCTTGGATTTGTGGAGAGAAAGCTTCTTCAAGAGCGACTTTAGCATTTGCAATAGCTGATTCCTTTACAGCCTTTGCATCAGCAATAGCTTCTTTTAAAAAGTCTCTGTTCATTTTTCCTAAATTTTTTGGGAAACTACGTTTATTCGGGAAACGTAATAGGGGAATTTAACTTAAAATTCATGCCATAAACTATACGGATG